CACAGCTTGATATAAAAGATAATGTATTTCAATTGTTTAATACTTTAATATCAACTGTATTTGGCTATTACTTTGGGAAAAAAGATTCGATAGAAACTAAATAGGATGTGATTATGTGAGATATTTAGTAATCTTAGATGACGGTCATGGTATATCTCCTGCAACGAATGGTAAGAGAACGCCTATATTCCCTGACGGTTCGGTGTTATACGAGAATGATTTCAATTCAGAAGTTGTTGCATTAATTTATAAAAAGTTAAAACGCATACCTAATGTTGACGTATCATTTACAGCAGAAGAAAATTATGACGTTCCTTTAAATACAAGAATTGCACGAGCAAACAGAGCATGGCAAGACCACCAAAATTATTTTGGCAAAGAAAACAGTAAATGTATTTTAATATCTGTTCATGCTAACGCTTACGGAGATGGAAAAACTTTTAATAACGCAAAAGGTGTAAGTACGTTTTGTTGTTCATCCCCTCCTGCCGAAAGAAAGCTTGCAGAGACCATACATAAGCATTTAAAGGGTGGAACTACACAAGTTGATAGGGGTGTTCAAGAGATATGCTTTGACATTCTAAGGGGCAATATGACAAGCTGTTTAGTTGAATGTGCATTCATGACTAATCTTGATGAGGCTAATCTTTTAAAACAAGAAGATTTCAGACAAGAATGTGCTGACGAAATAACAAAGGGCATACTTGAATACTTTGGAATTAATCAAGAAGAAAAGCAAGAAGTTGACGATATGAAAACCGAATTTAAAAGATACGGCAACGGAATGACTGAAATAAAAAAACATCCGTCTAAATTAACGAATGAAATTGTCAACAAAAGGATATGGGATATTGTCGAATTTACCGATTGTATAAATGGAACATTCTTTTATCCTGATGGTAAAGGCGGTTTGTATTCTACAAGTATTTTATATGTTGAAGGCAAGACGTATCAAGATACGGCTAATCATTATTGGAACTTTGGTACCCCACAATCGGTTTTTATAGTCTATAAAGACAATACGGTTGATTTAAAGAGAATTAAATTCTTATCAGAATTAGATTTAAGTAAAGTAAGATTGGCTATTGGTGGTATTGGATTAAGAAATACACAAGACCCTAATTTTTATTATAGTCCTGTAAGCGAAGGATTTAAAGCAGGTTATAACCTTAAAGGCGAATGGAAAGACTTCACAGATGTTTTGAGAAAAACTAATAAATCTGTATTAGGTTATAATAAACGATTAAATAAATGCTACTTATTGACTGTTCCAAATGTTGCCCATGGCGAACTAATTAAAATAATTTCTGACAATTCAACAGGAGAAGCGTATGATATTGCAATATCGGTGGATGGCGGAGGTAGTTCTTTCCAAGACTTTAATTGGGAATATGTATTCCAAGGACAGAATACAAGACGAATACACAACATATTAAGGTTTAAATAGGAGGTAAAATGGATATAAATTTTATGATATTCGTAGCGGTTTTATTTGCGATATTTGCAATAACCGTTATTTTTTTAGTAATTTGTCTTAATAAAAAAGACAAGCAGTTTAGCGTAGAGAGAACAGACTATCTCAACAGAATAATGGCAAAAAACACCCCTGAATATGTAACTTTAACAAAGTCAAAAGAACCTAAAATACTTACTGATGCTGAAATATTGGGTGATGATAAGTATAACGGAGTTCTTAATTAAAAACAAACCACGAAAGGTGGTGATGAAATTTGTATAACGACATATACGGAAAAATAAGCACTCCTTTACAATTTATGCAAGGTTTCGCTTATAAGCATTATGACGAAAAGAAGCCACGAAGGCATAAAAGAAGGTTGATTACCGAAACTGATAAAATTGCTTATGTAAAAAATGAATATGAGCGTAGACGTATGGAACGCTTGTACTTTGAATTAAGGTGGCAATTAAATATGGCTTTTATCGAAGGAGAGCAATACCAGTATATTTGTAATATTACAAATGATTTAGTTGAATATCCTAAACTGTTAAGAGCACAGGAAAGAGAAGCATACAATCATATCTTGCCTATATGGCTTACGAGGTTAGCAAAACTGTCAAGGTTAAATCAAGTATACAAAGCAAGACCTTCAAGTCAAGACGCAGATGATGTTAATAATGCCTATATAACAACAAAAATACTTGATTCATGGGCAAATAGCAACGAATTAAACAAAGCACAATCTACCGCTAACGCATGGGCTGAAACTACGGGAACGGCAATATGGAAAAATATTTGGAATCCAAATGAGGGAATGAAGTTAGGACTTACTATGGACAATGAAGGCAGACCCGTCTATCAGAGAGAAGGAGAACCTGTTAATGTAGTATGTTCACCTTTTGAGATATTTCCCGATAGTTCGTATAATTCCGATATTAAATACTGTAAATCAATTATCCATGCAAGGGCAGTTGATGTTGATTATATATACGATACCTTTGGAGTGGATTTACAAGGAACTAAACTTAACATATTTGGCAGAAATGCTTTATTTAATCTTAATAACTCTAAAATGGGAGTTGATTCAAAACAAAAAGATGAAGTAATAATGTTGTATGAATATTACGAGATACCTTCAAAGGAATTTCCTGACGGGAAACTAATTATATGTTGCGATTATCACGATAAGCTTTTATATGAAGGAGATTTACCGTATATTAATTCAAAATACAACAATAGAGCGTTACCATTTGTTTTACAGCGTTCAATCATTAGACCGGGGTACTTTTGGGGGAAAACTATTATCGACAGTTTAATACCTGTTCAAAGACGTTACAATGCCATTAAAAACCGTATAAGCGAATATATGAAATCTGCTGCAATAGGAGTTGTTATCGTAGACGCAGCTACCGCAGAATTAAACAACCTTGACAGCGAAGGAATAGCACCGGGAGATATGCTTATTTATAATAAATCAGACGGAACGCAAATTCCTACATATATGCAATCTCAAGGCATGCCTGCGGAGTTTTTCAACCAAGAGCAAACCGATTTAGTAAACTTCACTAAAATAAGTGGAGTGAGTGAAATATCAAGAGATAGCACAGTACCGACGGGAGTTGAAAGCGGACGGGCATTAAATATTTTAAACGAACAAGACGAAACGAGACTACATTTAACGGCAGTTGGTATCCAAGACAGTATGTTAGAGGTGGCAAGACAAACATTATATCTGTATAAACAATTTGCAGAAAACGAAAGAATACTTAGAATAACAGGACAAGTAAATTCAGTTAAAACAATTTATTGGAACAAAAACACTATAACAGCAGACGATATTATTATCGAAGGTGTTGCAAGGATAAGCGAAAGTTTATCACAGAGAAGAAATCTAATAATTAATTTATTGCAGTACGGTATGTTCAGAGATGAAAGAGGAGCGATTGACGACAGTAAAATACTTGAAATGCTTGAATTTGGAGACACGAATGTCGGAATGGATTCCAAGCGGATTGAAAAAACAAAGAGTAATGAACAAAATATAAAAATGTCAATGGGACAACCACAGCCAGTAGAGTTTTTCGAGTTGCATGATGTTGCTGTAGAAACGCATAGAGAATTTATGCTAAGTTCAGAATTTGAGGTATTACCGCCTGAAATTCAAGAGATATTCAAAGCTCATATAGCAGAACATATGCAATATATACAACAAGCAATGATGCAACAAGCAATGATGCAACAAGCAATGATGCAACAACAAATGCAAATGCAACCAAAACCACAAGGCAAACCGATTGATTTAGAAAAAAGACAAGAGAATGGAGGAATTTAATGTTACGAAAATTTATGCAGAAACTTAACTTACAGTTGTTTGCAGAGCAACCAACAGGACAACTGCCACAGGCACAACCAACAGAACAAGCACCCGTTCAGCAACCGCAGATAGATATTAATAGTTTGGTCAACAATTTGTCAGCCAGAATAGACCAAACATTAAATCAAAGGCTTGCACCGATTGAACAGAGAATAAACCAACCAACACAGGAACAAATCGAAGCACAAAACGAGCAGATAAGACAGCAATTTGAAA